AGTTGGCCTTCCTGCTGCTGGTGCTATCAAGATAGCCAACACACTGAGAAAAGCTTACAAAGGGATCAGTAATGCTAAAATAGATGAACAAATTAAAAAGGTTCAACAGTTTAAAGCTGCACAAGCTAAATCGACTTCAGGGCGAAAAATGTCTGAAGAAGACTTAGGATTGCCTAAGCCTCCCACCCCACCTAAAACACCAAAGATGACTGCTGAAGATTTAGCTGTTCCGTCTGCTGCTTCTGCCGCCAAACCTAGTCCAGGGATGCTTAAGCGCGCAGGAAAAATGGCGGCTAAAGGACTTGGCGGGACAGCAGTTGCAGCAGGACTTGGCGCTGCTGGCCTTGAGGCACTTGGCGTGACCAATCTGCTTGAACGCTTTAGAGAAAATCCAGATAAAGATTTTGAGTTATCAGAAGAACAACTAGCAATGTTAGATGACCTAACAAAAACATCCAGTAGGTCCATGGACGATGGTGGTGATGGTGGCGATGATGTTGAAGAAAAAACTGGCATCATGAAGTTGTTGTTTAACACCGATGGCGTTGGTGGAAAGCCAGGGTTAGCTGGAAATGTTTTAGCTAAACTTCAAGATCCCAAGATGCGATATGCATTAGCCAAGGCTGCACAACCATCAGAAGGTTTTGTGCCTCGCAACTTCTTTAGTGATGTTGCTGAAGGCCAAGCTGAGTACGACATTCAGCAAGCTAAGTTAGATCAACTTGAAGATAGTCAAAAAACTGCGCTGATGAAAAACTTTGAGACTCTTAGAGGCATGTATTCAGAAGAGGTAAGCGACCAAGACATTATTGATTCGTTGTTAACAAAAGACAGTGCTAAGTCAGACTTTATAAGTTTGTTTAAAGATACCTATCAGCCTGGTATAAGTACTGATGATGATATTAAAAAGATTATTGCAATCTCTGGGTATCAACCAGACGCGGCTATGATGGAGGAACTTGGAATGGCAGCGCAAGAGCCATCTGCGAGACTTGACTAATGCTGGTCAGAGTTCCTGACGGAAGCGGTAGAACTGTTGAGGTTAGTACAGATGACAGGGAATACGCTGAGAGAAGAGCTATTCAATGGGCGGTTGAAAACCCACTTGTTGAACGTGGAGCAGAACTAGGTGAAGAAGATATATCAGCCCTTGGCGATATAGGTAGAGGCATTGGCGCTGGTATTATAGGAGCGGCTGAAGGTATAACGTCTTTACCTGCCGAAATCTCAGATTACTTTAGCGACTCAAGCGAAAGCCAAGCGCAATTGGTTAGAGATTTCTACGGCCAATTTAAACCAACAACATCAACTACTGTTGGTGAAGTTGCTAAGTTCATTACTCAGTTTGCTTTGCCTGGAGCGGCTGCTTCAAAAGTTGCAAGAGCATATAAGCTTGGCAAGCCTGCTGAGTTGGCCGCGTTTGCTGCGGCAGACGTAGCCGCTACCACCCCTGATGTAGAAACCCTTGGTGACTTCTTTGATGGTGGCCCAACCAAAAGGACAGATACGTCTGACTTGGTTGGCGCTGAACGAGCAGCCGCTGAGTTAGGCAATAGAATGAAAGTTGCGGGTGAAGGCGCAGCCGTCTTGCTTGGTGCGCCATATGTGTTGAAAGGTGTTGGCAAAGGTGTTGGTGCTGGGGCTGACGCTTTGGCGGGAACCAAGATGGTGCGTGATGTTGCTAGGGCAATTAAAGATCCAGACAGCATCTTATCTAATGTTGGAGTAAAAGCTGACATAGAAGATCCAACTTTCATACAAAGAAATATGGCCAAAGCTTCTAAGCTTGCTACTAAAAAGTTAACTTTTCAGGGTGAGATGCCCGATGCTTTCTCTAAGCAGCTTGAAGCGTTAAGGGTTCAGCAACTCAACACTCAGAACAATGCTGCGCGCCAAAATTTGCAAGAGGTAGATAATGTTTTAAAAGCTTTAAAATCTACAGGCAACTTGGACGAAACGGCTGAACGAACAACACTTAACAGCCTGAATGATTATTTGTTTGCAGAAAATAAAGGTAAAAAATCAAGAGAAGTTGTTCGTGAAGAAGCCCGTCAAGCGTTAATAGGTATTGATCAAAAGCTTGGAAAAGCAAAAGCCCCTTCACTGTTTGTTGGTAGCAGAAAACTCAGCCTCGTTGACGCTGCTGACAAGTTTAGAAAACAAATAGATGATTTGTCTCTTACTATTCGTGACGATACGTTTATGAGTAAATCCATGTCTGATGAGTTGAAAGCAGCTTTTGATGCAAATAAAAAGTTTTATGCAACTCGTATGTATAGAACGCTTAAAGATGAAAATGGCTACATCCCCACACGGGAACAAACTGATCAAGCCCTTAAAGAAATATTAAATATTTCTGAAGCGGCAAACATAGGGCAAGCGATGTCCCCTGAAGCTGCGCTAGGTGTTTTAAATGATCTGCGAAGAAAGGTTTCTTTTAATCGAGCAGGCGTAAAGCCAAACGATCAATTTGAACAATCAACGCTTAGTGGTGTGGGTCAAAAAATCATGAAAGGTCGCAAGCTAGATACCTTGCCAGCGGTTAGAGACTTTCTTGGGGAATACTCTGGTGGATCAGATGTTTTAGCACGAGTAAAAAGAAGTGACGGCTCATTTGGTGAAGAGGTTATTAGGACTCGCGGAGTTGAAGAGCAAAGAGCAGGTCTGAGGACAAGGGCTATTGAGACAGTTGATGGCATGACTAAGGCAATAACCAAATCGAACTACTACAAAAACTTAAATGATTACAACGAATCTCTTCCTTTAGACCGTAGATTTATATTTGATGCCCCTCCTGCAAATCTTTCTATAGAAGAGATTGGTAAATACAAAAGAATAGGTATGGATGACGCGCTATCTGGATCAGAGATTACTGAGAGTGCAAAGCGTAGATTTGGGCCTCTTGCTGGTAAGTACGTTAAAGAAGAATACCATCGAGCCTTTGAAGATATACCTGCTGGCATTTTAAATGCTGACACCAACAAGATTTGGGCCACGTTTCTTGGCCTTAAAGGATTTTCTCAGGTAGCAAAGACTGTTCTTAGTCCAATAACTCAAATAAGAAACGCTACAACTGCTGCATTTTTTGCTCTGAAAAACGGAAACTTTGGTAATAGTGAAAACCTAGTCAACTCTGCAGAGACTGTCTTTAGTGAGATTGGTGAAAGACTTATAAAGCTGCCAGGCGCGGATAATGCTAGAGCAACCAAGAAGGACGTAAACGATTACTACAATAGTTTAATTGACCTTGGGATTGTGAACACCAACTCAAAGGTAGGTGAGTTTGAAAGTTTGTTTAAGGATGCATTGAACGCAAAGGGCGGTGTCTATGGACGGCGCGCTTTAGAGAAAGCTCAGAACATTCAAAATACTTTTGCAGGCAAGTTGTACCAAGGGTCTGATGATGTGTGGAAGATCTACAGCTATGAGATGGAACTTGGCAGGCTAAAGGATGCGTTCAAAAAAGGGGCTAATGATTTGCCTGTAACTGATGTGCAGAACGCCTTGATGCTTAACGGCAGAAAGTCTAGCGAGTTAGTCGGCAAAGAATTAGATACATTTTTATCAAGAGAAGCTGCGTCTATTGTAAAAGATACCGTGCCTAACTACGCAAGAGTTCCTGAATTCATTAAGCAGTTAAGAAGATTGCCTGTAGGTAACTTTGTTGCGTTTCCTGCAGAGGTATTAAGAACGAGCGCCAATACTTATGGCAGAGCCATCAAAGAGTTGGGTAGTAGTTCAGAGGCTATTCGGTCTATTGGCATGCGCCGGTTGATGGGATCAATGACTGTAGATGCTGGCTTGTATGGTGGCCTAATGACTGGTGGCCTTGCGCTTACAGGGTCTACCATGGAGCAGGTTGATGCATACAAGCGTTCATTCGCTGCAGACTGGGAGCGCAACGCCATGCTTATCCCTATCGCTACAGACAAAGATGGAAATATTACAGACTTTTACAATTTTTCTTACACCAATCCTTACGACTACTTAACTAGACCTGCACGCGCAATACTTAACGCTGTTAATAGCGGAATCACTGGCGAAAAAGAATTAACTGAAATAGCGGCTAATGCGGCAATGGAGAGTGGTAGAGAGTTCTTCTCTCCCTTTCTTGGTGAGTCAATCATGACAGAAAAGATTCTTGACATGATGCGTAACGAAACAAAGTTCGGAAGGTCTATCTATAATACTAGCGATCCCTTTGGGGACATAGTCGGCAAGCAATTTGCTCACTTTGCTGAAGGATTAATGCCTGGAATAAGTCCAATTGATATAACTTCAACAGTTACATCTCCGCTGCCTGGTGGACTTGACTTTAAAGTTAGAGATCTTCCTAAAGCTATTGGCCTATCCGCTGGCGTAATCGATGAGTCTGATGCTGTAAAAAGATCAGGGGTACGCATCGATGCTGCAGGTGAATTTATGGAAGCCCTCACTGGTGTTAAAACGGTTAAGTCTGCAATAGAAACATCGTTAATGTATCGAGGGTATGAGGCATCTAGGCAGGTTCGTGATGCGTCTGGCATATTCAACAGGGTTGCAAAAACGCGAGGCAGTGCTGACGCTGAAAAACTAACCAAGGCGTACATTTCTGCTAACGAACAAAGGTTTAAGGCACTTCGTGATTTAAACATGGCCATTGAGGATGCTCGTACTCTTGGCCTTTCTGACGCAAAGATTATACGCCCATTAAGAGAAGCAAAGACTCCCAACCTTGGCGCGATGATGTCAGGTAGGTTTAACGCATTCTTCCCAAGCAAAGAAACCATGAGGTTTGCGGCTAGAGCAAATGAAAATAAATTGTCTAATCCTTTTGATATGGCAGCGATGGGTGAGGCTTATAGGAATGTACAAGGCAAGCAGTTCAGACCAGAAGCTGCAGCCGAAGCACAAGCTGCACAACAATCTGCGGCTCAACCCCTTGCACAGGCACAGCCTGCGGCTCCAATGCCCCCAGCACAAGCTGGCACGCCCCCTGGACCACCTCAAGCAGGCGCTCCTGTACCACCGGCACCGCCTCAGTCACTCTTTGACCGTGGCATAGATGCCTTGAAGCAGGTAGAGTTAAACAAACTCATGGGCATAGATTAATTTGATCCCTCAACGCGCACCGAAAAAGAGTAAGTACTTCGCCAAGAAGACTGAGTACGATGGCATCATGTTCGACTCAAAGCTTGAGGCGGCACGCTACAAGATACTTAGGCGTTACGAAGATGCCGGTGAGATCTCTGATCTAGAGGTACAGGTAGACTTTCCGTGCATAGTCACAGTAGATGGCGAGGACAAAAAGATCTGCTCATACGTTGCAGACTTTCGCTACAAGCGCGATGGTGAGGTGGTGGTAGAAGATACTAAAGGTATGATCACCCAGGTATTCACGCTCAAGAAGAAGCTTGTTGAGGCGCTATACCCAGGGACCAAGATACTGATTGTTAAAGACCCACGCGCTTGGGACTAAAAACCAGGCGTGCTCTCATCCATGTTGTCATAGTAGCTCCCTGGAAACTCAGCCCTAATCTTCTCGCCCTCAATCATCATCTGGGTATTGAAGTTAGTCTTAGATAGCTCCCGCATCTCTGCGCTACTGTACTCATACTCAGCCCCCTCTGGGCCTTTGCCATTGAAGAACTCCAAGATACCTGCTCGATAAGCCATGCCATCAGGCGTGCTTCTCTCAGGCATATGGTCTGCGTTGACCAGTGCAGGTATCCACATATGGTCCTTGCAGCCCAGTGGCTGCTCTTCAAATGGTATGGGTTTATTGCTACGGCTACAGTACCAAACCGCCCCATTGGAGTTAGTAAGCGGCTTCACATGCACACAGTTCCTGCAGTTGACTGACTCAGGTAGCCGCCGACCATAGTAGATGTCCTTGTACACGCTAGGCTCATTCTTCATACGCCAATCTTTCTCTGAGCGGCGAGTGCCAATGTCTGGCCTATCGCTGCAGATAATGCGTTCAGCTTTCTCTTGAGCACGCTCCCAGATTTGTGGTTTGTAATCGATGATTTCAGAGTATATCTCGCTGTTGTTTTTGTTCATCACTACAGCCATACACTTAGTCAAACCAAGCGCGCCCATGTAAGCATGGATCTGCACACGATATGAATCGCTCCAGTCCTCGTAGCTTTGTAGCTTAACCAGTTCTTTAAACCGCTTGTCGTTTGCGCTCTTAACCTCCATAAGAAGAACAACCTCTTCATCAGGGGGTGGCAGTACGCCCTTGAGAAGGCCATCACAAGAGCCTGCGAAGTGACCACCAAGGAACGATGCTCTGAACTGATTGCCATCTGCATCATGCGAGGCTATAGATATAATCCCAGTGTCGCGGATGTTATCTACGATCTGGTCCTCGATGCGGTTGCCCAAGTCAAACAAGCGCAGCATCCTGCCGCCGAATGTAGATGGTAAGCACCAGCGGAATCCCATCCACTGTCGGTACTCATCATCATCTCCTATGCCACTGAACCCTAGGTGTCCACGGTTACGGCCTTCCTTTGCGGCAATGGCTTCATCAATCTTTTCAAAAATGGACGCTGACAACATTCCAGTATTTCCCCTCTTTTCTTACGGTTATTTGTTTGATGTGATTCATATTGTTCTGCACGTTTACTTGGTGTACAGCCCAGTCAATGTCTGCAGGGCATTTGTATTGTTTGGTCAACGCCCTCCACTTCTTCTCAGCCATCATCCCAGCCTTACCCTTCATGCCCAGCATGATAGGCATATTCTGTGGCCAGTAGTCGCCTGGACTTGAGAACATGACGTTCAGGTATTCATTACCACTCTTCGATACCTTCTTCTCAGCAGTCACATAGTCAACGTCTTTGATCTTCTCTAACTTCTCAGCGGGATCTTCTAGTTCATCTGATAGAACAGAACCTACGGCTGCTTGCGTAGATGTGGCAGCATCCTTCTCTTCCATCTCATCTATCAGTAGTTGCTGTGCGTTCACCATCTGCTTGACTCGATCAGCACCACACTCAACGCAGGTATATACATCGTTGTCATTTACCCCTACGCACTCATCGCAGATCCAGATCTTAGGAGTCTTGCTCTCTTCCTTTTCAGGTGCTGGTGGCTTGGCAGTATCGATACACCCGTGACGCTGCATATTCTCGCCATAGTCCAGTAGCATGCAGTCTTTCTT